ACTTATTGGTTATGCAACTGTTCTTAAAGAGCAATATTTGCTATGAAGACTGGATGTCATATCTAAGTCGTGTAGCAACGCGACAGAAAGGTTTATGATATGGCAAATGTCAATGACGTACCCGTAGACGTAGGGACAGGAACTGAAGGAGCACACAAATCTGCTGACGATAAACCTGAGAGTCCTTCGGACAGCCCTCTGGGTGTATACGCACCGTTCCCTTACAGTCCAGAGCCGTTTGCAGAGCTGAGCGACAAAGCGCGAGGCGCATTGATTCAGCTTGATAACATCGCAACAAAGACCGATGTTGCGGCGCGAAGAATGGAAGTGGAGCAGGCCTGGGAGGCTCTTCATTTTGAAAGAGGCTACCAGCATTTGCTGAGAGCACGTAAAGGTGGCTGGGAACTGCCAGGTTCTGGTACGGGCTTTGGAAAGAATTCGCAGAACAATCACAACTCGATTTATGATACGAACGTGTACGGAGCCAAAGGCGACATCATCGTTGCCGCTCTGTCACGCGAGATTCCAAAGGTTGAGTTCTTCCCCATGAATCCTGAATGGGGACCGGACAACGTAGCGGCAGAAGAAGCCGACCGTTTCAAAGACATCTGGGCAAGAAACAACAACCTACACGCACTGCTAGTTGACTGTGCAAGAATCTTTTGGAACGAAGACCGTGTACTTCTATGGACCCGTTATGAATTGAACGGGCAGAAGTATGGCTTCGAAGAAGACCAAATAGAAGAGCCCATGGTTCCTGAGGATGAGCAAAATCCTCCTAACATGGACCCGACTGGACAAGAAGGACAAGAGTCCTTCATAGACGAAACAACTTCCCCAGCAGAGGGTGGCGACACCATCGATGAGCTGCTTGGAGCAAGCGGTTCCAGTCAGAATGCAAAGAAGCCGTTGGGACGCGAAGTTACAACGGTGCACGGAAAACTGGATCACAAAATTTCCATTTCCGTTGATGAATTTAAAGACACTCCATTTATCCAGCTGATGTTCGACGTAGACGTTACCACCGCAAGGGCAACCTTTCCGTGGATCGCTAGCAAGATCACAGTCGGTACCGATGGGATGTCAGAAACACAGCTGGACAGGATCGCACGCGAGAACGTACGTCAAGCCGTTGTAGGCAACTACGTAACAGGCGAATCCTTAGTACGGCACACAACGATCAAGTACACTTGGTTGCGTCCTTCGATGTTCCTTGATGATTCGGTAAGCGACGAAGCAAAGGCAGAGTTGTTAGAAGCATTTCCTGATGGAGTGCTTATGGCGCGTGCTGGAGCGGAGTTTGCGTTTGCACGCAACGAGAGCATGGATAAACACATCGCTATCGGCCACCCCACATCAGGCAAAGGACAAAACCGCAGATCGATGGGCACATCCCTTATTTCGGTGCAGAAGAGAATCAACGATTGGGTTGACCTTCTGGACGACTTCTTCAAACGAACCGTCCCCAAGAAATGGATGAACGCCGAAGCATTTGATTTGGAAGCAATAGCCAAACAAACCAACGTCCCAGGCAGCACAGGACCGTTTCAGGTTCAGCCTGGACTCACCACGATGGACCAGTACATCATGGTCGAGCCTACTCCGCAGCCACAGTCGGCACTGGGAGACTTCATTAAATGGTTTATCACAAGTCTGTCTGAAGAAATCTCAGGCGCACTGCCTTCCTTATTCGGGGCAGCGACTGGTGAGAACACAGTAGGAAACGCAATCATCCAGCGCGACCAAGCATTACAGCGCGTAGGATGTCCGTGGAACAACATGCAAGACCTGTTCGCTATAGCGGCAGGGCAAGCGGTAGAGTGTGCGGCAGAATGCCGCGACGGTAAAGAGATAGCTCAGAACATCCCTGGACGTGGAAACGTCACAGTGAACACAGCGAACTTGCTTAGCGGCAAGGTGCTGTGCTACGCAGAGAGCAACCCAGCATTCCCAGAATCTTGGCAACAGAAAGAAACCAAGATCATGGATATGATTGACAAGGCCGCTGCGAACCCAATACTGAATGGCTATATGATGGCTCCACAGAACGCACCTGCAGTACTCAGTGCGTTGCGTATCAAGGGCATCAAGATTCCCGGCGCAACATCAGCGTTGAAGCAGAAGTCAGAATTCGAAGTTCTTCTGCGGCAAGGTCCGATGCCAAACCCGCAATTGATACAGATGCAAGATGCAGGGGAAAACATACAGATGCAAGCACATGAGGCCCAAGCTACTGGACAACCAGTACCCCCTGAGCTAGTGCAGCAGATGCAGCAGATGACCCAAGCTGTTCAGCAAATGCCAAAGATGGTCAGTACGATCCCTGTGGCACAAGATGAAAGCGAAAACCACGCTGTGGAAGCTACGGAATGCTTCGAGTGGATCAACAGCACCGAAGGGCAGAAATTTAAGAATGGAACACCGCAGCAACGCGCTGGATGGGAGAATGTTCACCTACATTTCTTAGAGCATACTGCCATGGCTAAGAAAATAGCAGCAGCTAACAAGGCTCCTGATAAACCACCTTCTGAGTCTATTAGTATTGATGTTTCTAAAATGCCACCACCAGTGGCGGTTCAAGCGTTGAGCAAAGCTGGAATACAAGCTACACCAGACATGTTCCAACAACAAGCAGAGCAAACGCTAAATCACGCGGTGGCAAAAAAGGTTCTACCGCAGGCGTTAGAGCATCCAGAGCCAAAACAGCCACAACCTGTAAGTGGGCCACTGTCTAAATAAACATCTCAGGGCTTATAATCCTGAGCTAGAGCTGGGAGCAGCCGACACTGCTCCCTTCTCGAACTTTGTCGGAAGGAAACTATGCATCATTTAGAAGGCAAAAGATTTTCAAAACTTATTGTAATAAGTAGAGAAGAAAACCACAAAGCAGGACAACCATACAAATGGAACTGTTTTTGTGCTTGTGGAAGATACTGTAAAGTAACAGGACCACATCTTGTACGTGGTGATTCAAAAAGTTGCGGAGGATGCCGCTGGAAAGATAGAGCATTTAGGCAACTTTGGTGTGAATACAAAGTTAGTGCTAAACGTCGTGATATTTCTTGGCGCTTAACCGAAAAACAGTTTAGGAACATAACAAGTGCACCTTGCTACTACACTGGACGGTTGCCTTCTAAATCACGAACGTTAGGCACAGATACGTACGTGTACAACGGAATAGATCGCAAGGATAACACAAAGGGGTATACTGTAGAAAATAGCGTACCGTGTTGTTCAGAAGTAAACTATGCAAAATTGGACATGTCGTACTCAGACTTCATACAACTTTGCAAAGAAGTGACTCAGAAAACTCAGAAGGCCGCATAGCGGCAGAAGGACTCAAGATGGCGGATAGTTTGGTGGATTTTGCCTCGCTGGACTCAGCAGCGACAGCAGTAGAAGACTCAGCACCAGTTGTAGAGGAAACCCCCGTAGTAGAAGACTCAGCAGTTGTAGATGAAACCCCGGCAGTGGAAGACGTAGCAGCAGAAAGCACCGAAACCGAGACTACGAACGCCGATGGTTCCGAAAAAAGCGAAGAAGAGAAGGCAGCTTTCAAAAAGGCCGCAACCGCAAAAGCAGAGTCAGATAAGGCCATCGACACGAAGGCCACCCCTGACAACGTACGCAAAGCGCTGAAGGCCATGCGCGATGCCAAGCCAGAGAACGCTGATGTAGTGAAGCAATTACATGGCTCCTTTGAGCGTTGGAACGCAGCGAAAGCCATCTTCCCCAAAGGCGTACAGGAGATGCAGGAAGCAAAGCAGTTCATTGAATCCGTAGGTGGCCCAGAAGGCTACGCGAAGATGCAAGAAGCTGCTGATGCCGTCGCCGCAACGGACGAGTTGTTGTACGCAGCCGATAGCCGCCTATGGGATAACGTCATTGACGACCTGAAGTCTTCAGGACATCCTGAGGCTCTTGGTAAGTTGGCACCGTCGTTCTTGGCTAAACTGAAGAACCACGATTCGCAGGCGTACTACGATACGTTCACTCCACACTTCTTCGAAGGCATTAAAGAAGTAGGGCTAGACGTAAAGCTCAAGCAGATCAATGACGCCTTGAACGCAAAGAACGAAAAAGGCGAATCCGCACCCAACTACCAGATGCTGGCACAGATTGCTAAAGTCATGGGAGATTGGTATGCAGACCTAGAAAAGACTGCGAAGCCAGTGGAACCAACTGACTCACCGGAACGCAAGAAGTTCTTGGAAGAGAAGGCCGCATTCGAAGCAACCAAAACGGAAGACGCAAAGCGCAAGACTCAGGAATTCCAGAACGGAGTTGCAGAGGAGTGCGACAAGAATAATAACCGCGTGCTCGGTAAGCATCTCGGTTCGTTCTTGAAGATGCCCTTCTTCAAAGATTTCCCGTACGAGACTAAAGTTGACCTCGGCAACGGAATCAAGACGCGCTTCTATGAAGCACTCAAAGCCGACAAGGCGTATCAGACTCAGATTGGATCGATGTGGAAGCAGAAGTCTCCAGATCGTGCCAAGATTGTGGCGTATCACAATGCCAAGTTGGAAGCAATTGCCAACGACATTGTGACCAAGACCATCCAGAGCCGCTACCCAGGGTATGCAAAGGGTGGAACCGCAGCAGGACGTGTCGCAGCAGCCACAGCCAAGAAGGCCGTAGCAACCAAAGCAGCAGCAACGTCAGTTTCCACAGGGAAACCAGTGTATATAGCTGCAAGGCCCAACAACTTGATTCGTGATGCTATTAAAGTTGGGGACAAAGAGTACAGTGCGTCCGACTTAGTAACCTTACAAATCGCAGGCAAGGGCTTCGTCAAAACCACCGATGGAAAGTCATACAGGTATATAACCTGGCGAAAGTGAATAGCAGGATATTTCCTGCAGGAGAAAATAGTTTATGGCACAAGGAACTACACTGGACGGCAAGCCAGTTCAAGCAGGAGATTTCGTAACAATTGCAGGGTCAGTGAAAAGCGTGGCAATGCCCAACATTACCATTTCAGCTTACCAATCCGCTCTGAGCATCACTGCGTTGGCAACCGATTTCAACGGCCCTACCCTATCGGGAGCAGGCACTGTTGCAGCAGGACCAAGCGTTGGTGATCCCGTCTCAGGACGCGGACAAGTAAACAGCGTGAGTGGTTCAGGACCAACCGCTTCATTGACAATTCAGTTGTCAGAGAAGACAGTTGTTGCTCAGGCATACGACTGCTACGCATCGCAATCGCTGTAAAAATTAGAGTACGCTAAATTTGACCGTATAAGCGGCGTGGGAATCGCCGCACACTTTAGAAAGCAACACTGATCTAAACACTATCTGTAGCTCAACGCGGTGGGATGACACCTAAAATATGAGTGACCTACGGACGTGGCAAGGCAGAACTCAGCGGAACGGGGCGGTCCCTGTCGTGGCGTGATGGATACTCAGAATCCAAGACGTACATTAATCCAAGGTAATAAACTTTTATGGCACTTTTAGAAGCTAAATGACATTGGCTTCGTTAAACCCGCTCTGATTGACTCGAAATCTGCAATGACAACGAGGCGCAAGGCTAAGGCCAGCGTGAACGACTAAGCGAGAGGGCACCTTTTAGGTGATGCAATAGTCTGGGCTTGCAGGAATAAAACTGCAAGAGTGTAGCAGAAATGACTACACCGCACAGTGTGCGTAACAAATCCGGCAGTAGAGGCAGTGGAACTCGATGCATTTGCAAAAGAGATTCCTGACCTAGTATTCCACGGAACCACAGCTTACAGCATGTTCAAAAATGAAGCACAGAAGGTTCCAGTCTCCAATCAATCGAACGCTGGTGGCGTACAACGCCCCTCGTTCCGCGTACCTTTCCGTGTGCAAGCAGGGGCAGGTATTTCACAGGGCACAGGCAACGCAGATTCTATGCTTCGTGGCACTGCCTCGCAATGGGCTTCGTTCGCATTGGCCTCAGTGTACGTGTTCAACGTCTAGACAAACATGGACGTTTAAAATCTTCTCTAATTGACTCGAAACTCTCTAGTAGACAACGAGGGGCAAGCCGCAAGGCAGCCTGAGAGACTAAACGAGAAGACTCTGTTATGAGCAGAGATGCAATAGTCCGAACTGTATGGCGACATGCAGAGGCTTGCAGAAATGACAAGTCCGAAGTTGTCATTACTTAGCAATAAGTAAAGGCATAACGTAACAATATGGTGAAATCTCGTGGTTAGCACAGGCTTCCACCGATTCAAAGCTGAAGGGCCTGTTCGCCGTTAAGGCGCAGGAAATGAAGAACACCCTGGACAGCGCAATGCAGGGAATCGAAGGTCTGATCAACAGTGACGGTACGGGTAAACAAAATCTGCCCGTATAAAATGTAGAGAATTCGGTGGAAACCTGATATAATAGAATCGTATATCAGACAATACCGAGCCGCTCCTCGGAACTGAGGAAGGTGTAACGACTATCCCGCAAGGGAGTAGGTCTCAAGTGAGACCGAAGCACTACAACTTTTATGAAAAACTCAAATGAAGTTCCTTGGCCGTACTTAGCTGGCCTAGTAGATGGTGAAGGGTCTATCCAAATATATAAGCATAGGGAAACCTATGAATATAGGTTAAAGATAGGCAATACCGATTTAAGACTTATGCAGTGGCTTATTAGTAATGTTGGTGGTAAATATTACACTGAAACCAACAGGAATCCTAGTAAGCATAAAACTCTGCATCAGTGGAGAACCACAGGTATTAACAATACCAAAAAGGTATTGGAAGAGATTGTCCCTTTTCTCGTCTTGAAACAAGAACAGGCAAAGATTTTGCTAGAGTATTTTAAAGCAGAGTCCACAAAAGATAGAGAAGTTCTTTATCTTAAGCTGATTCCTCTTAATAAAAGAGGCATAAAGGTATGATATAGTCTGAACTCGTAAGCAATTACGAGAGCCGTTTATACAAACGAAACGGCGCAACATATTTGATGATTGACCAGATTCCTTCCACTGCCACCATCTCCCTCTCGGGCGGAACCGGAGCACAGGTTGCCAGCATCGTGGGCGTGAACGTCGCAGTAGCTTTCACTGACCAACAGGTCGTGAAGTTCTACAGCACGGGTGGAGTGCAGCGTACAGGTGGAGCAACAACCGCTACCATCTCGTACAGCGAGGGCCCCAGCAACACCCTGTTTTTCAGCACCGCTCTTCCTTCCGACGTAGTTGTTACCGACTACATCGTTGTGAACGGTGCATCGTACGGCTCTGGAAACTCCATCCTAGGCATCAAGGCTTGGGACGTGAACTCCAACACTGGTACCATCGGTGGATTGAACCGTAGCGCATACCCTGGCCGTTTGAGCACCCCCACCATCAACTTGAATGGTGCAGCTCTTACCCCTGGCATCGCGCAGCGAGCAGAAGTACTTCTGGGACGCGCACTCGGCCCAGATGCAGAAGCAATCAAGACGGGCATTTGGTACGGTCCGCCTGAGCAGGCTTTTGCACAGAGCAATTTGATGTACAACGTGCAGATTGCCAACGCCCAAGAAATTAAGGGCGACAAGACTCTGGACATGTCCAAGAAGTACTTCAGCGACACGTTCGGAGGTCGCAAGTACCACAAGTCTTGGACCGCAGTCGCAAACCGCATGGACCTGTTGGTGCTTGAGAACTGGTACATCGGTGAGTTGTCTCCTCTGGGGCTGTATGACTTTGGTGGCGGCAATGTGGTCGTTCCAGTTCCAGATATTGGTGCTGGTTCTAGTGGAAGTTACCTCACCTCGCACATGTTGAACGTTATGTTAGGACATGTATAAATTTCTTCTGATTGACTCGAACGCTGAAATGCCAACGAGGCGGAACCCTTCTGGGACCGTGAGAGACTAAGCGAAGAAACGCCCGAAAGGGTGATGCAATAGTCCGTGCATACGGGAAATAAAAACCGTATGAGTGTAGCAGAAATGACTACACCTCACTTTATGTGAGTAACAAAAAGCGCATATAACACGTGCTTTTAAGAAAAGTTGGAGCACGAAAAATTTCTTCTGATTGACTCGAACGCTGAAATGCCAACGAGGCGGAACCTGAAAAGGACCGTGAGAGACTAAGCGAAGAAACACCTTAGGGTGATGCAATAGTCCGAACTTTACGGGAACACAACCGTAAGAGTGCAACAGAAATG